CAGGGGAGTTTCAAAATATCGGTGGGCTTTAGTTTTACCCCTTTTTTCATTTTCACCTGCAAAAGCAGTAAAGTTTGAAGCCGCGTGCGCTCCCAGTCGTTCACCTCTTGTGCCCGGATGCTTGCCCGGTGGCCTTTTAACACTGCGTACACCTCGCGATAAGAAGCGTAGTAAAATTCCTGCAAGCTCCTGCCTGCATTGCCGCAATAGTCCGCAATTAGGCTATCAAAGGTAAGTTCCGCTATTTCGCCCGCTTTTGCGGGCTTTTCGCGTTTCCCTTTTCCGGCTGTGGCATCTGATCCTGAAATACCTGCAAGACTTTGTTCATCAGCTCCGAATCGGCATCCAGTAAATCGCACGTATCCTCAAATGTGTTTTCGAATGCTTTTCCTGATACCCTGGCTCCATGCTTTAAACCGATATGCACCAATTTAATTGCACGCGACAAAGTAAGGTTTTGGCCTATTGCGTCCATTTCGGCGAGGGACAGCCCTTCGGAATCAAGAAACTCCGAAAGGGCTGCCATGCCAAATTTCACCGGAAAAACCTTGTTGTTAGACGTTATTTCTGCGTATTGCATTGCGTTTTGTTTTTACGAATTTGTGCCCTGCGTAACAGCACCATTCACGGTGAAAGTTGCAGAGAAAGAGGAGTTATCCTCAACTGGTGTGTTTAGGTTCAGCGCGGTGATGTACCCGCTACCCTGCCAGTAGGTATCGCCAGTTTCCGAGGTTGCGAATTTTAGCAATAGCAGCGTCCCGTTATCGAACGCTGTGAACATCTCGGAAAACTTTTTGTTTGCCGTATCGAACGAAAACAAACCGTCTGTTGAAAGCGTTGCAGATTTTCTCCCGACCTCAGTAGTTGCCCACCCGCCACCAGGTGCATCTTTCGTGAGTGTTTCCCTCGTTTCCCGTGTTAAGTCGAGTGTACAAGAAGTTGCATGCCCAATTGCAACGCCGCCCATATAGATGCGGAGGTCAGTTCCATTTACTATACCAGTAGTTGCCATTTTTTTTTATTTAAGAGTTCGGTTAATCTTTGGTTTTTTGCTATTCACCGGAGCCCCGTAAAAGTTGTTCACTTCTATCTTTTGCGGCTCCTGCTGTTTTTCTTTTTGCGGTATCGGATCAATCCTTTCCTGGCTTTCGTGTTTTCGTGCCACCTGCAACGCGATTAAGGCATTTGCGTAGTTTATTTCAGCATCTACCAAATTGCCAGGCTGCCATTGCTCGTACGGGATAAGAATTTCGATTATCATAAGCTGTATCGTCTTTGCAGTCGGTTATGTTGTCGCTCAAAGTCTTTTTTAATAATTTCCAATACTTGTGGTTTTTCTAATAACGGCTCTAAGATGTATTGCCGATATTTCCAGGCTTTGCCAAAAATCATCGAAGCATAATAGCCGGATGCGTCGTTTACTCCTTTACCGTATGCGTTTAGGCTTTTGCGCAATACCCTTGGCCCCACTTCGTAGTCGTTACGACGCGTAAAATAGTATTTAGTAGATCGCAGCAAATTGCCTTTATATATGCGCACTTTCCGTCGGTTTGTACCACTTCCCATATACGCATAATGGTAGCTTTCTCCGTATTCGCGATCATCGTACTGACTTCTGGGATAATTTTCTTTTCTGGCTAAACGAGCAACAGCAGCAGCCCCGCCGCGCAAAACCAGCTTTATATTTGCAGGGTTGTCGAAACTGCCAACGTACCCCTGCAATGCCGCTTCAAGCTGCCGACGGTTGGTCATGTACATGCCATTTCGTCTGCCACCCATCCCCTCGAGCTGACTAAAATATCCCATCCCTACCGCTTTTGCCTAAGTGAGTAAGCCTGCATTACCGCAAATACGTGTTCGTCGGCATTCATTTGCCCCGATTGCTGGTCTTTAAAAATAATGCTATCTACCGAAATGCCGTTAACTGTGCCCGAATAGCGATCTAACGCTGTGCGGCACGCAGCAGCAATATCCTGGGCACTTGTGTATGTTTTGGCGTATGCCATTACGGCAAAATCTACCATATCGAGCTTTGAAACCCCGTCCTTTGTGTCGCTCGGTGCAGTGCCTTCGATTTGGTACGCCACAAAAGGAAAGGCAGTGTCTTGCGTTGCAATATCCGGGTAAATGCGGGTAGAGACCAAAGCGGAAACCCCTGCATTGGCCGACAAAATCCCGTATATGGCTTTTCCTGCACTCATATAAATGTCCCTGTACCGATTTGCTGACAGCGTAGCGTAATAAATTGCTTATCTTGGCTTACAGCCGTTCCTTCAATATCCCACGTCCTGCCATCGAAAATTACCCGTACACGTTCTGTAATTGCCCGTGCCCGGATGGTAAAATTTACTTTTGCCTGCCACGTTTGGCGGTCTGATCTTTCGGCTTCAATTCCTTCGGTTCCCAGATATTGCACTTTTGCCCAAAGGGTAGCGACAGCGGAGTAAGTTTGGATGCGTTCTCCAAAGGTGTTTGTTGTTTCGGTGTACGTCTGCAACTGAATGCGCCTGTCCATCTCGCCTATCGTGTCGTACTTTGCTTTTGCCATTACCTCAGTTGTTTAGCGGAAATAGTTTATCCGGTATTTGTCAAATAGGTGCATGGCAGCGGTCGGGAGTACAAAAACGCTGTCCTGTCGGTTTGCGTAGCTTTCGGCAATGGTTTTCAGCATACCCAGTTTTATTGCAGCGGGTACGGCAGCGGCGTTGGCAAATCCGGCCTGATACGTAACTTTTACCCCGGCTCCCTGTATCGTCACTTCCGGGAATGTCATGTTCTCGATACGCAGCACAAGAGGAGGTTTTTCAGACGGATGCAGCGTATAAAACGACGTATCCAGCGGGGTAGAAGTGCCTCCCGGTGGCGTGTAGTAGATGTGCGTCAGGCTGATAATTGGGCTAATTGAAAGCCGCAATCCGTACGGGTAAAATCCGTCGTAGTATTCCTCTATCGTTTGCGGCAAAAGTGCCATTTGCAGGTACTTTTCCGCGCTTTCTCTGGCAGCACTGATAAGTAGCGTAATAAGGGTATCGTCAGCCGAATCGTCAACTTTCAGCCAGGCTTTTACATCGGAAAGCGTTAGCGGTTCGGATGCGGGCCCCGTGATTACCTTATATGTGCCAGATTCGTACATAGACAAAGAGTTGGGAAGGGCCTAAACCCCTCCCGTACTTATGGTGAAGATGATTACGGTTTTCCAAGCATCAATTTGATGGCAGCACTTTGGATTAACTGTCCGTCAACACGAAGCCAGCCTAAGAAGCCATCTTCCAAGTAGTCGGCGTAGCGTTCTTGCAAGCGGATAAGTTCAAAGTCTTTAACGTAACGGATAACGTACTTCGACCAGTCACCGAATGCGGCAATCTTTTTAGATGCACCAAGTGACGGGAAAGCCTGGTTGATTACGTATGGATAGCCTAAGATACGGTCAGGTTGCCCCGGAGCGAACGAAGGCTGCCAAATCGGTTCATCGTCCGTTGTGCCAAAATCCAACTTCCTGATAAGTGCCAGGGTGTTGTCATTGAACATGAAAGCGACATTCGGACCATTGCGATAAGCAGGGTCAACCGAATGCACCAGGTCGATAAATTCTTTTTTGTCCAAAGCGGTGTTGGATGCGGTCGTTTTGCCAGTGCCGGCACCGTAGGTTGCGTCCAGAATGCCCTTTGGCTTTCCTGAGCCGTTACCGTCGGTGAAGGCGTTGTTTAACGCACGGCCTGAGCTTTCACCAAAGAAGGTGGCGAGATATTGGGCGACAAAGTTTACATCTTCGTCCTGGATAAATTCCCAGGTAAGGTTTGCAATGTCGCTCCAAAGGTGAGCGGAAAACTGCTTTCGGGTGAAAGTGAATTTGCGGGAAGTAAGGCCAGCGGCGCGGGGTTCTGCCTGCCATGCGCCTGTTTCGGCTGTATCGTCGATACCGGGCCAGTTCATCGTTCCCCCGCGAGGTGAGCGGATGATACGGCCTGCCTGCAACATCCCCCCGAATGCTTTTTGCGTAACTTCGAGTTCCCGCATGAACTCCTCAGGGATAACATAA